AAGCCTTTGATTGCCTGATTATTAATATGCATACAATCTTTTCTTCGCAGTTTATCTGGGAAGTCTTTTAGTCATGTTTAAATTTAGAAGTACCTATTTTTCATCTTAAGAATCCTGCGTTGCAGGATTCTTACCGCTTTTTAGTCAGGATTGCGAACTTGTTTCGCAATTACCTAATTCAGTCGAATTGTTTTCCTTATCATCTTCAACTGCTTTCCAAATACAATCCATAACAGATGCATAATCAAGCAGTATTTCTCTTTCTCTGATGTTTCTTCCGTCTTTTTCATGCCAATCTCTCACTATATAAAGTTCGGCATTTGCAGAAAGAATATCTGTTTTCATGTCCCAGTATTTAATATGAATTTCATAAGCTGCATTTTCAGAAATTGGATTTACATAAATTCCTTTTGTTACTTCTTTCCAATCTTTCAAACCAATTGTTGCCATCTATTTCTCCTTTCAGAACGGACATAAATCCAATTTAATTTCCAGTCTAGGCGTTGCAATCTGGACGAGTGCATCATCCCAAACAACTGCTTCTTTTATCTCTTTCAAAATCTGTTCCGGGTCAGCTGCTTCATCACTCAAATGCACCAATGTTACCGTCCGTAATGCTGCCGTATGATTCGTATTTACTAAGCTTTTGCAAGTATCTAGGGAACAATGCCCTTTAAGCCTGTGCGTGTAATTTTCAGCTGTTTTGTCAACTAATTCTCCACAATAGTTACATTCAATAACTAAGTGGTTCAATCGCATTGCCTTGAAGTTGTACTTGCAGTATTCAAAGTCAGTCATGTACAACAACTTTCCCATTTCTTCATGTTCCACGATGTACCCATAATTGAAACATGGAATAAGTTGCCCTGTGTCCTTATCCCTTGTAGTATGCGGTAAATAGAACGGTATTACAGTGAACGAGCCAACCCGGAACGGTCTTTTCTCTGGAACTCCTTTCATTAGCTCACCAGTGATGATTTGCAGATGCTCTACAGTTTCATCATTGGTGTAAATCTGAATGCCTAAATTCATCAGATTTTTAAATGATTCACGGTGATCACCGTGTTCATGGGTAAGAAGCACGCCCGAAACATCACTTATTCTGTAATCAATAGCTTTTAAAATATCTTTGTATCTGCATCCGCAGTCCAGAAGAAGCATTTCTCCGCTGTTGGATTTCAAAACATAGCAGTTTCCGTGGGTACTCCCTGTGTTTACTACTCGCATGAACATTTTTCATCACCTCTTTTCATTCTTTTCTTAACATCCAAATCCATGCTGTGGCATAATTTAATACAATTCCCATGCAGCATATTGTTTTTACACGCATTATATTTTTCTTGAAATTTTTCTTCTGTCATTTCGCCATTATTCACAGCTCTAATCCAATTTCGAATCTTCCTGTGTGTTTTTCTTTTTTTATCTCCTCGAAGTTTTCTAATATATTTCCCATCGGAGGTTACATAATGGTGAAAGCCAAGATAGCACAATCCCATTCTAAATGGCACAATCTGTGATTTAGTATTCAATTTTATTTTAAGGCTTTCGGTCATAATCCGGATAGCTTCAAGTATTTCTCTGGCTTCTTCTTTACTTTTACAAATCACATAGAAATCATCATTATACCTTCCGTAATGCTGTATTCCGTATTCAATTGTTATCATTTGATCCAACGAATGCAGTAACAGTAAAGCGTATTTCTGATTAACTTGATTTCCAAGTGGAAGTCCTGGATTTTCGGCTCTGTCAATAAATAGATGATTTAACCATACTGTAAATTCATCATCAAAATAGTAATCCACCACGTCTTTCATGATTTCATGATCTATGCTGTAAAAATATTTACGAATATCGCATTTTACAATCCAGCCATTTAAACCATTTTTACTGTAAAATTCCAACATATGATCTCGCAGACCATCCATTGCCATATAATGACCTTTTCCGATTTGTCCTGCTGTGTTCCATTTTATAAAAATATTATTTAATTTCGGCGTAAGAATGTAGTCTGAAAAGCATCTCTGTACCGTCTTGTCTTTGAAAGAACACGATTCTATGATGCGTTCTTTCGGCTCATATATTTTGAATTTATTATACGGTGCTATGGAATACGTTTGATTTTCCAATTGTTCCTTCAATGTTTGGATTCCTTCCAACGCCATAATAGAAAACCTGGCAGTGCCGGAATTGAATTTCTTATCTGCCTTAACTCGTTTGTAAGATGAATACAAGTTTTCAAAATTTGCCACAATTTCTTTATCCATTTATTTTGTTCCTTTATATTTATCCATTGCGGAAAGGTTATGCATTTGCTTGTATCTATTCGGATTTCAGCTTTCTGCTTACTCTGTCTGCCTGTGATACAGGTTGGGCGAACACCGTTGTCATTGTTGCAGTTATTGTTGTTGACGTTACCCGAGGAGGAAACAACGGCTCTACAACGCATAACCTATAAAAATCATCTGTTTCTGTCTTTTGTTCTCCAAGCAATCGCCATATGCTTAATATCTGTAACCATTTTCGACATGTCTCCATACTTCCCGAATTAATGATATTAAGCTCGTATGAAAGCTCTATATAAAAGAGAAGTTCATCACAATATGTAATTGCTTTTGTCTGTAATTCTAGCCTTTCTCTCTTATAATCTTTCAAATCTGTTCGATTGGCTTCAAAGAGCTTAGCGTGTATTTCGAGCGATTTGTTCTGCATTTTATCAACTAAAGAAAATCTGAATTTCTTAGGATATCTCCTCGCGTTACTGGTTACTATAAGCGTGTGCTTTGCTAACTGCTTGGCTTTTATTATCACCTGTAAATCTTCATTTGCCATTATTAATCCTCGTCTGATTCAAAGATTGAAGAGGAAAAGATACAAACTGGGCGAACACCGTAGACACTGTAGCAGACATTGCCGTGGACGTTACCCGAGGAGGAAACAACGACTCCGCTCTTAAAATAATCATTGTAAGGTGTACTCCATGGTGTAATAAGCCACCACCATTTATCCATATTTGGCAAATATTTCCTGTATTTTCTGTATTCATCCACGGTTAAAAGTGAAATCTTATCTCTACAAGTTCCATATTCAGTCTGCCCGTCCAATGCCAACAGGTTACGGTCAAATTCAACAACTGCATTTCCATCGAAAGGCGTATTAATTTTTTCTAAAAATGATGTGTTTAATTCTTCTCTTAAAGAACTTTCTTTCCAATTGCTGGAATCTGAATCAAACATTCTTGTTTTACCATAAAAACTATTTAAAATTGCAAAATATCCATCCGGAAGCTTGTCCAGTATTATCCATTCCATACCGGAAATTTCAACCACTTTCCCGGGTTTCGGAGTGCCCATGTGTTTCTTTTTGTAATCCTCGAATTCCTCTGTAATTCTTTTTATTTCTGTCTCAAAATATTTCAAATCTTTTTTCATTTTTATTCCTCCACTTTAGATACAAAGAGATTAGATTTTAAGATACAAACTGGGCGAACACCGCAGTCAAGGCCGCAGCAATTGCAGTTGACGTAACCCGAGGAGGAAACAACGGCAACGCTACTCCATCCGCGTTCTTTTGTTGACCAAGATGTACATGTCCAATACCAGTCATTAAGTTTTTTGTTCGGAGTTAATTCCGTATATTTTCTTGCTTCATCAAATGTAAGAGGTCTGATTTTACATTTCACCGAAACGCCTGTATTCTGACCGTCGACCGTAATAAGATCTGCTTCATGTGTTTCAATATTCTCCGCACCAAATTCCTCTTCAAAATTCGCTAAAATTTCCGTGTCACAAAGTTCTTTTAATTCAGACTCTAAATAATCTGCATTATCCCCGAATTTTACATTTTCTTTTACAAGGTCAAAAGAAACTATCTTGGTGGTATTTTCATACTGTTCCAACACTTTGTATTTTCTTTTACCTGTAGTTTGGAATACATCACCAGGGTTCAACTCTGATAATTTGATTTTCCCACTTTTCTCCTGCTTCTCTAAAAGTTCAACCCGTTCTTTTGCTTTCTTTAAAATTTCATTCATAACTATTATCCCTCCTAGTTTTCCTCATTCACTACAATACCGCCATGGATAATAACTCTCTTTCCGTCCGAATCATCAAAGTAAACTTCATTTTCGGATTCGGAAACATCGAACTTCCCAGACCAGGACTTGATTTTACCGCCGTTGTAATCGTAAACAGTTACGGTACGGTTCAAACCACCGTCAATATCACTGGACAGTGATTTTAATGATCTGCTACAGGAAGAACAACCACTAAACATTGTAATTGCTGTAATCCCTGTGATTAATACTGCTGTCTTAATACATTTATGCTTCATTTTGGCTCTCCTTTTACATTGTAAGTCGGATTATAATGAGCACCACAAATATAATAACATTTAAAAGAATAATTAAATTGGTTCGATTGTATTCATTTTTTCGAATAAAAGTTACTATCCATCCCAAAAGTGCTATTGAAAGCAAAATAATAAGCACAATTGTGGAAGCTTCCATCCTACATTTCCTCCTGGCTCATAAATGACGGAATTTCTGTTTCCACTGGCTCTGCTGCCGGAACTGGTTCTTTCTCTGTTGTTTTTACGGTTTCGGCTACGGTTGGCTGCTTTGGCTTTTCTTCGATTACTTCTGGTTGTGGAATGAATTCTTCTGTGTTTGCGTTCTCACTAATTTCATAAGCAACGTCTTGTTCAATAATATCCTGTTTTGGAATATCCTCTGTATTCTCGTCAGCTTCCTGTACAAAAACATCACCGTGGCTGTTGATAATCTGCTTTAATGCACGATTGATAACTGTTTTCTTTGCCATTTGATCGGTAAACTTCTGGTGTGTTCCATTGCCGTTTTCTTTGTACCCATAGCCCTGTAACCAAGATTGTTTGATCTGCTTCATATTCATAACTTCCAGGTATTTTGTTCCATCTTCCATCTGAACTACTGCATATGCGCCAAGGATTTTATCATTATCAATATTCATAAAATCCTGTTCGTGGGAATCCAGTACCTTGTTTCCATCTTCAATGTGGTATTTGAACTTATCTCCTTGGTAGATGATCTCGGCGTGAATATCTTTCATTCCGTATCTTCTGGCTATTGTAATGTTTCCGAAGTAAGACCTCTGGAACTGGCACTGACTGCCATAACTAATAAAATAGCCCTGCTTTTTCTGCACCGAAAGACCAAGTGTTGCCATGTTCATAAGGCTATTTGCAATGCTTGTGGATGTGCAAGATTCCAGAATTGGTTTATTATTTTTATCTTTTGTCTCTTTCAGAGTTAAATACGCTCCCATCAGTGCATTGCTTAGGTTGTAGTCTTTTGGGAACGAAAGACCATATTCGCATTTTTTTTCAAGCTGCTTAACCAATCCATCAATGAATGAGTTGTTGATTACAATTGCCGCCTGTTGTTCTCCTGTTGTTGCTAACTGTGTTTTTCCTGCCATTTTAATTCTCCTTTTTCTTTTTTATATTTTTCTCTTAGGTGCATACAAAGTGGGTCAAAATCAGTTTGTGATATGTTTTGCTATATTTTGTTCTATTCTCTAATATTGTCTCGTTTGTTATAGTGTCCTATTCTGATAAGAATTTAATCCACCGTGAATGCACCCAAGAGTTATGCTCAGTGACATATGAAACAGGATAAATGTTTTTTATGTACTGTATTGTTCTATCCTGTTCTTTCGATTAGTTCGGTTTGTTGTTTTCCGACTTTATTCGGATTCATATACCACCGATAGTTACCAAATTAAATGATAGTCACATTGTCCGGGTTGATGTGATATCTGCCGTTTCCATTTGCTCTCTGTGTTCCGATTCCGATGTACTTTCCGCTGGTTTCAATCAGCTGCAATACTGTCTCGTACGGAAATACAATATCCGGGCAAGATACCTCAATAGTGGTTCGCCAGTTATGAAATACGTTGCTACTGCAAAGAACTGGACTTGCACTGATTCCAGAGGTTGGAACGATCTTATTTACTACCTCAACAGATTCAAAGTTTACCGGGCAAATAGAACCTTCGATTGAAAGAGAACGCTTGATATCTGTTCCTTTCTTTCCTGTGGAATCCTTGAAGAAAGTAATAAATGTTTCTGTGAATGACTTCTTGAATGCCTGTGTAAGAATGCAAGGTCTGTTGTTTGCCATGTAATCTTTCCACTCTTCCTCGGTGTAAAGTGAAATATCTTCATCGTGGAAATTGATCGGTTTTTCCCAGTGAATACCAGTAATTAATCCCTCCCAAACATTCTTTGGCTGATTATAAATAGCTGGCATTTTGAAGCCCTTGTCCTTTGACTGCTTGAAGCATTCAGCCTGTTCATAGTAACGGCTTCTTTTGTGAAGAATGAGGTCTGTGTCCCCAATTAACTCAACTCTTAATGTGGTTTCCTTTAAAGGTTCGATTGTGATGTTTTTTGCCATGTTGCTTTCCTCCTAAAATAAAATGATTTTTTATTGTTTTTTTGTTTGCACAAACATTCAAACGGACTAATCTGCAATAAATAATTAATGTTTATACTATGATATTCTGTCATGTTCTGTGATTTTATGTGGTGTTCTGTTCTGCAAAACTAATCCGCTTGAACCTTCATACAAACTTCCAAATGTACTTAGCTAGCAGTAGAATGTGCTATATTTTACTGTCGTGCGCTGTTCTCTATTGTGCGAAGATATAATTTTCTTAGCAGTGTTTCTACTGCCAACTAAATACACTTGGTGTTGAATACTCGATAGGTAACATGAAGTGTTCTGTAGCGTCTTGTTTTGTAATATAATGTGCTATCCAGTTCTATGCTCGCGACATTTTCATGCCACCTACCCAATATTCAATTTTTATTTGGATGAGCCGCTTTATAGGCAATATAAAAGTTAGGTGTAATTATCTATAATTAGATATATTTCGCTGTGATCTAATTTACCGCGTTATGTTTCGATATACTTTCCTAGCGATTTATACCGCCTGTAAAACAGCCCTCCATTGAAGTGTTATGTTTTGTTGTGTAGAATGTTATTCTTAGCTATTCTGTCTTGTTCTTTCCTTTTCTATGGTAAGCGTTTCACAACACTTATTACTCTGCATAAACAGTGAAAGTATTCTATAATGTCATGCGCTATTCTTTTATCTTTTTTACTGCGTTGTACTTTCGTGAAGTTTTTTTCCGCTTATGCAGACTGATAAATGCTGTGGTTTCCTACGCTCATAAACCTGTATTGAAGTGAGGTGTAGTGTAATGTTTTCTGTTATTTTATAATCTAATAAAACGTTTTTTAATCCTTTCAATATAGGCATATCAACGTAGGAATTTCGCCGCTACTGCACTCATAAACCTACAAGAATAAGGTGCTTTGTTTTGTACTGTTCTGTGGTGTGCTGTGCTGCGCTGTCCTGTAATGTTGTCCTACTCCTGTAGGCATATCAGCACAGTAGCGGCATTCATGTTTAATTAATCAATTCCCAAACTTCTTCATATTCAGAAATATTCTGGTATTTCTGTTTCACTGACAGAAGTTCATTCCGACAACGCTCTAAAAGTGCTTCGTATTCATCTGGCTGCTTCAAAATAAGTTTTGTTGGCTTATATCCGCTTTTGCCATCTGTCTTGTAAAAGACTCGAATTGCTGTCGGCTTTGACTTGTTATCAATATCCTGTTCCACGATTTTTTAACTGACAAACTATCTGTCTGGCTTCGTGTATTCTGTATTTTTCAGCTGCTATGGAATCATCCCATGTAAAGCACTTATGTAATTCTGTACTTTCGTCCCTTGCTTTCTCAAGAATCTGTTGTGGTGTAGCTGATTCCATCTGATCGCAAATTTCCATGATTTCAGATGCGCATTTTGTGGCATCTGCCTTGAAAAAATGTTTTCCCCATGTTGCTGTTAGCATTTTCCCCTCCTGTTTCTGCGTAGGTGCCTGTGTATAGCAATGAGAATTGTTCTATACTGTGTTATTCGTTGATTTTTTGTATTTAGATGTTCTTTGATTTTTTGTTCTTTACAATCATATATTTTGGTATAATGGCAACTTTCATTGCCATGCAACGACACCTATGCTTTTTGACTTTTTATTTAAATTTTTCTCACTCTCAAATCATCGTCCGTCACTCTTAGTACAATCATCTGCTGTTCAGCACTAGGAAGTCTGGTTGCGTTTACGCTCTCGCTGTTGTCAACAAAAATCGGCAAATTCAAACCGTTCAAAGCCTGTAAACCTCTAAGCAAATCAATGTCGCACAAGATTTTGTCAGAATAATTCAAACCATCAAAGTAATTCACTCCATTACAGATCATCTTGCAAGTCTCCACTGGGTTCCCATCAATTGTGTAATCAAGGAAACTGAACTGGAAATGCTTAAAGTATGGATTGATTTTCTCTGCCAGTGCCTTATTCTTCTGGATTGAGAAGTTAAGAACGGTGTCTATGTTCTTTTCAATATCGGCTTGCACCTGTCCAAGGTCTTTCAGTTCCTCATTCATTTCGGCTACTCGCTTTTCTTTCTCTGTGACTGCTGCCTGTGCAATCTTAATGTCTGCATCCACATTGGAAATCTGTTTCATGACATTGCTGATCTGCATTCTCAATTCCTGTTTCTTTCCAGGAACATCTTCAAATGATTTCAGTTTCTCTTCAAGTTCTGCAATTCTCGCTGTAACCGCAAGATATTCTTCGTCATTTGACATATCTACAGATTCTGGAAGCTCCGTAAATTTGGACTGTTCTTCTTCAATCTGTTTAGTAAGTTCAGCAACTTCATCCTGTGCTACGCCGATTTCTGACTGTAATTTGCTGATTTCCTCGTTAGTTTTCTTTAATTTTGCAGAAG